GTAAGCGGGGTATAGATTTAATCCAACCCCCGCCTCCACGTCAAGCTGCAAGCTGTGGTGCGCGGTACGCTTTAAATTGTTCTGGCCGGTGGGCAGCGCCCGCCACGACCGCAGCCATTTTTGGATTTGTCCGTTATCGCTGTAGTCGTCCAGATCAAACGCGTAGATGTTGCCGTTTTCAAAGTCGCCGACAATGACTTCGCTGTTAAACGCCATCTGGCAGTTGCTGCGGTGTCGTACAAACTCGCCATTATTCCAACCCGCCCGCTCATGCCAAGCCTGCGTAGCCACGTCGTAGACCCATGTCGTGTTAGCGGTAGGAAAGACCAACACGTAAAAGCTGTGGCCGTCTTGCTGGTAAGTGTACGCCAACGCGTCCGACAGGTTGCCGTACTGTTGGATCTGCCATTCAACGGCGTGGGTAGAGACGCGTTGGCCGCTATAGCCGTTAGCCCGATACACAATGCCCTGCCCCCGCGCGTCTTTGCCCAGCCAAAAAATACCGTTGTCTAGCTTGGCTACCGAATACGCGGCGGCGCAACCAATCTCGTTAAAAGCACCCTGAATACGCTGCAAAGGAAAATCAGCATTACCTGCGTCGTACCATACTTCGACAGAGTTAGTACCAAACAGCCAGGCTTCGCGGTGGTCAACAATGAGTGAGATCAAACCGTCTGGCGAGCCTTCTGCGCTGGCAAAATCTAACGGGTCAACGGACAGGCCGTCAAGCAGGCTGGTTACCCAGACTTTTTGGCTGTTAGGCTCGTTAAAAACAAAATAGCCGTCCAAAAACCCTACGGTCACCGCGCCGGGAAAGTCAGGGTCGGTAATTTGCGCAAATACGTTAGTAGTGGCGTTATAGATGTAGCTGGGGCCATTAGCAGCAACAAAGAGCTGCGTGCCGTTGTCTGACATAGACACGGGGCCAGTGCCAGTTACTGTCCCTAATAAAGTCGCTGCGTATGCAGTGTCGAGCTTGTACAAGCTGTTGCCGGACACTACGTAACCATAACCATTAAACGTCCACATCCCACGAATTGGGCCAGACCCAATGGGCGCCAACAGGCGCAACCCTGGGGCGCGCTGCAAGAACGCAGGCTCTTTGCCGGCTTCTGGCACAATCTCAGGGAACATGTTGACCATACGCGCGTCCGCAGCGTTGACGCTGCGAGCCACGTATGCCGAACCTAAGATAGGCGTTTTCATTTTAAACGTAACTCGGATACCATTTGTTTGTTGTAACGTCGTAGGTCATTGTTAGCGCCCTACTGACCACCGCTGTACCTGCTAAAGCAATATTTCCAGCGGCTGTCCAAGTAAACACGCCGGTTGGAATTAGGGTTATGGTTCCACCGCCAGCAGAAATTGGAGCCGGCGCAGTAATAGTTACCACCGCTGTGGTTCCCGATATAAACGTAATTTGCTTTGTTGGCGCAATTGTGGTCGCGCTTGCAATTGTAGGCGCGGCGGCGTTAGTTGCGTTAAGGCCGCTTAAAGTTACACTTGTGCCGGTAGCTGCACCAAGTATCGGGGTTGTCAGAGTTGGGCTAGTAAACAATAGCGCGTTAGTAAGCTGTTTTGTTGTGCCTCCTTGGACAATAGGCAAAACGTCGGTCGTAGCGGCGCTAGCGGCTATAGGAAGGGCTGAAATTGCAATGGTAGTCATATTAGTAATTTCCTGCGTAGATGTTAAACCGCTGACGAGTTGCCACCAACGAGTAAGGCATAGACATCACGTCATCTGGGTTGTTGACGCGCTTCAGATTACGTTTGGACGTCATGGCGATGCGTTGCACTTGCGGTGACGGCTCAACGCCAAACTCAGGGGCAAACTCCATAGCCAAATTGTAGACAAACGCACGCAGGTAACCAGGCGGGAAAGTTAAATTGGTTGCCAAGTTTGCGGGGGTAGTCAGCTGTTGCACCGACACAAAATGCCATTCAAGAACACGCGTTGGCTTGGGGTAGATCGTCATGGTGATGTCTGGGAACGTATTGTTCACAAACATGACCTGCGGGTAGGTGCTGGTGACCGTTTTGACCGCAATACCGTTGTACTGCTGCTGATTGATTAGCTTGATGCCGTAGGACACGTTGGTCTGCGGATCGCGGAAGTACGTTGCGTCATCAATCAACACCGGGCGGTTGCCCACAAAATTGCCGGTCGGGCCAAGCGTGCGGGTAATCTCGTCAGGCGGCCAGTTAAAAATCTGCTCTTCCGTGCAAAACACAGCCAAACGCTCAGTGTTCCACGAATCAATCATCTGATTGAGCGCAGTCAGACCGTCTTGCATTACCGACGCCGAAGACGTTTCGCCTTCAGCCAGTACGCCAAGCAATCGCAACGCTCGGTTGATTTGATCGCCAGCAGTAGTGGCCATATCCGCTCCTTTAAGCTGCCGCCTCTACGGGAGGGCGGCCACGACGACGTTTAACTTCCAGTTCATTGGCTGGTGCCGCCGCTTCAGGCTCTGAAGGCGTGTCGGGATTATACCGAAGCCAGCCGTTTTGTTCATCAAATTCGGCTTCTAGCTCCATAGTGGCAACCTTAGTACCGTGAACCGGGTGTTGTAAATATATAGGCATGGGAGAACGGGGCCGAAGCCCCGCCTTAATTATGACGTGCAGTGAATAATGGCAAAATTAATAACTACTGCTTCAGACAATGACCCACCTGAAATATTACGCAAAGTAATGCTGACAGAACCAGCGGTAAGCGAATTAGCAAATACATTGTATGAGCCAGGGGTTGCTTGCCCACCAGAAATAGTCAAAATTACCGCATCGTTTGCGCCAATTATTGAATTGTTTAGCGTAAAAGTTGCGTTAGTTGCAGTTGTCAATGATGCGTTATTCATTGTAATTTTACCAGCAGATTTATTCAGCGTAACTGCTGTTGATTTGCTAGTCGCTTGCGTTACTTCACCTTGCGCGGCAGCAGAATAGCCAAGTTCTTGACTTGCATAGCAAGTCGTAAATTCGGGGTCGCTGTATGCCACGCCTATTGCTTGAGTATTAGGCATGATCTATCCTTTAAAAACGGGGGCCGAAGCCCCCGCAGATTTACTTCAGAAATGCTGAATAAGCAGCATCGCCAGTGCGAACAAACATGTAAGTGTGTGCGCCGAAACGTGGGACAGTAACAGAACCGTAGATCGTAATGCCTGTGCCAGTGGTAACTGGAACAGTAGATGACGAGCCGGTGTTATTGTTGTTGCAGATTGTCAACTCAAACGACGAACCTACTTTAGCGCTAGGAACAGCTGCGTCCAGCAGAGTAGCCGTAGGAAGAGTAACGGTCAGCGTTGCGTCGCTACCTTTGTTGCAAACAACTAGGCCAGCAGCTACTTGAGCGCCGGTCAGGGTGGTGTCGCCGGTCAAAGTTGTAGGGATAGATTGAGCGCCAAGAATTGCTTCACCCAAATTGCCATCGCCGAGCTGGTATCCACCAGCGCCATTAGGAAGAGCCATGATAAATTTCCTTTAAAAAGAGTGTCGTTAATGGGGGTCGAAACCCCCACCAGTGCTTAGCCCCAGACGCGGCAAGCCATTTGCGGACGAATTGTGCTAAAGCCGTACAGAACGTCGATACGGCAAGGCAGACGGTCATTGTTGATGTCGTATTGACGAACAATACGCATCGAAATGCCGTTGTGGACTTGGCGGGAAGCCATGTCAACGCCTTGTGGCATCAGCAAGTCAGCGGTCGCAAAAGTGATCGCATCTTTGTGGTAAACGAGGTTCTGTGCGTACTGACCGGTAGCGTTACCCACCATAGTGACAGCAGCGCCTGAAGCAGGCAGTGCCGACACGGTAGCCAGAGCTTGCGAAGCTGAGTACAACGCTGGGCTGATCGACAGCGTAGCAGTTGACGAGCCAGTAGCAGCGGCAGTCACAACAAACTGTTGCAACGAACCAGTAGACTCACGGGTTTGTGGGTTGACAGCGTTAACGCCAGCGATAGTGAACACGTCGCCGACATTCCATGTCTTGGACGAGCCAGTAAAGCTGATTGGCAGG